ATCTGTTGAAATAAGCAGGAAGCCAACACGACAGACGGGGAAAAGCGCGAGCGCTCGCGCTTTTCCCCGTCTGTCGTGTTGGCTTCCTGCTTATTTCAACAGATTGTCAACTTTGCTGGTGCAATCCTTACCGTTGAACTTGATAAGGCCCGCCATCGCGTCGGCGATGATCGTCACCTTGCCGTTGACTTCCTCCTCATAGCGGAGCACGGAGTATTTCTCGGTGCTTCCGTAGGGGTTGCCGGTTTCCACGTCGCCCTTCTGGGTTTCGACATGTACACAGGTGATGCGGAACTTCACGCTCTCATGGGCGATTTCGCCCTTGGGCACATCATAGCGCTGGCGCGCGGTGCGGGCCTCGATGAAGTGCTTGCCGGGTTCCGCGAGGTACTGGCAGTTTACGCCGTTGTTGTGGTAGATGGTGAAATCCATCGCGTTCAGATGGGTCACATCCGGCATATCCACGTCCATAGCCATTCCGGCGCTCTTGACGGTGGTCGTGGGGTGCTGGATCGTGGGCAGGCCGAACTTGGTCACGTCCTCGATCTCGCGCTTATTGTCCAGGATGCGGTGCTTCTCGATGTTGCAATAAACCTTCTGCGGCATTGTTCAGTCCCTCCTTTCCTTAGTCGCCCACGCTCTCAAAGTAGGTGACAAAGCCCTCGTCAGTCCAGTTGACGATAGCCGTCAGGCTCTTTGCGAGCGGGGTCGTGGTGATGTCGAACAGGAAGGAGTAGTCGCCGTTCATGATGTCGCTGCGAGCCTGCGCGTCCGCGTTCAGCGTCACGACGCCACGGGTCAGCGCGCCGATGTTCAGCAGCGCGTCAACGCGGGTCTGCTCCTCGGCGATGATGGTCTGAAGATCATTCGCCGTCATGGGCTTGTCAACGTCGGGCGTCCGGCGATGCTGGAAATCATTGCTGATGTAGTACAGCATCATGCGGTTGGTTTCCGCGACGTTGATCTGGTCGCCGTTCTCCTGGTCGTAATCGGCGCTGTGGCAGCCCCAAATGGCCCAGCGTCCGCCCACATACGCGGCGGAAGCGATGCCGTTCTTGTTCAGCTTCTCATTGATAATGCTGTCGTCATAGATGCGCCCGGTGTTGGAAGCACCCAGATACAGGTTCTCGATGAGGGAACAATCGGTATTGCTCGCCGTCTTGTAGGGGATGCCGTCCTGGGCAAGCAGCAGCTCCTGGAAGTTGGCGGCGGCCAGCACGGACAGATGGTAAATCTTGCCGTCGGTGCCCTGCGCCAGCGGGAAGAATACCGTTTCGTTCTCCTTGGTGTAGCCGTTGCCGTTCTTGTAGGTCTTGGCCGTGTCCAGGGTCAGCGGGGTTTCGCCGTTCACGATGGGCAGATCGACGAACATGTACACGTCCCAATGCCCGTTGACCTTCACGCTGTTCTGATACATCGCCGCATGGACAGCGGGAACAGAGGAGAAGCCAGGGGCCGCCAGATAGGCAGGGATGTAGCCGGTGAGCTGGTACACGTTCTTGATGGCGAAGATGCCCGTGTTGAGGCCCAGCCCGTCAGACGCGCCGATCACGTCCGCCGTGGTGACGGCGCTCGCGTCGATGGTGTTGTAGGTGATAGTCAGGGCAGAAGTCCCCAGCGCCCCGGCGGTCAGCTCGGAAATGGTGATGGTTTTCTTCTCGACGTTGTACGCAATCGCGTAATCGGTGCCCTTGATCTTGGCGGTGTTGCCGCTCTTGACAACCACGCTGTCCAGAATGATGTCCTGGGCGGCGGGGATGGTGACGCGGCCATTTTCCGGGGTCTTGGAAACGGTGCCGGATTCGCTGGCCTTGTGGGTCGCAGGATTCAGCACGTTAATGAAAACCAGAGGGCCGACGCCCTTGTTTTCCAGATGGACGTGCATCGCCTCGCAGAGCGTGTACTTGTCCCACTCGTCAGAGTAGCCGAAATACTTCCGCGCCTCGGCGATGTTGTTCACGACGATAGGCTTGTTGACGTTGTTCGCGCCACCGTCCACGTTATGCACGGGGGCCGTGCCAACGTAAACGATAGCGCCCTGGCTTTCGTCCGCCACGCGGGAGCGGACAGCCTGGATAACGCCATACGCGCCATGCTTGTAATCAGCCATGGGTTAATTCCTCCTTCACTTACAAAAGTTTTTCAATGTCCGGGTTGTAGCCCTCGTTGACATGGCAGCCAAAGACGACGTTCACAAACCCGTAATAGATGGGCCGCCTGTCCACGACGTAGCTTTGATCCGTGTACAGGCTGTACGTTACGGTGTCCTCCTGCACGAAAAGGTCTGTTTTCGGGATCATCTTCTGTCCCAGCAGCTTTTCCATACAGTCGTCCATCCAGTTCATCAGCGTAAAAAGGCCCTGCTCCGTGCCCTCCAGAATGAGGGACGTATCAAGGCCCGCGCCCTTTTCGCCCACGCTGTCCACGAAACCAGGAAGCCGGACGCCGGGTTCATATACGCTGAAAAGGATGCTGACGGCAAGGTGCTGGCCCATTTCCTGCGGTCTGTGCACGTTGTTGTAGCGGTCAAACCGCTTTTCCTCCATGTACTTCGCGTAGGTCTGGTTGGGCATAATCAGGATGCCGGGGACGGTGGAAAGTGGAATCTCTTTCAGATTGCCCGCCTTGTCCACCCGCGCCGGTGCCCATGCAAGGTACACGGGCGGCTCCTGCCGGTTGATGGTTCCAATGTCCATGTTCTCGGCAGGGGCTTTCATCATGCGGCCCTTGCACAGCTCCTTGTACGTCCAGTTTTTAAGGCCGGTAAGCCTTTCGGAAAACCGCATCGCTACATAACCTCCCTCGGATCGCGCGCTTCCAGCAGAATATCCAGCATCCCCATGTTGATATTGACATCCAGCACGCGCATGGGCTTTCTGTCAAAGAAAACATGGGTGTTCGGCTCCGGCGCTTCGCCGCCGGGGAACTCGCTTTCGTTGACGTGAATAAGGATTTTCCGGGTGTTTGAATCCCAGCTAATATCATTCACGTTGTTGTTCTTGCGTTTCAGCGCTTCTTCTTCATCGGGTACACAGGTGATTTCCTCGCCGTTCCAGTAGTGCGTTTCCGCAAAGTGATCCATTTGCAGGAACACGCGGTTGATGTCCTCGGCGATTCGATCTTTCAGCGCCACGGTTTACTTCTTCTTCGCGCCCTTGGTTTCCCTGGCGGGCGCTTCCGCCTCCTCGGCGGCTTCCTCGGCGGGCATTTCCTGGGCTTCCTGCGGCTCGTCCTTGGACGGGATCACGGCCTTGCCCTGTTCGATCATGCGCGCGCCGTAGCTGTCATTGACTTCAATGACTTTTTTGCTGCGGAGTTCCAAAACCTTCACTTGGTTTTACCTCCTTTCGCCGCCTTTCCGGCGCTCTTGCGGGCCGCCGTCCGGGCAGACTTTTTCTCCTCGGCGGGGGCAGTTACCAGGCCGTCCATCACGTCGATTTCGGGGGCCTCCGCCTCCTCGTCGATCTCGTCCTCCGGCTCCTCGTCCTGCGGTTCCTCCTCGGCGGTTTCCGGCTCCTGCTCGTCGTCAGGCGCGGCGGGGGTTTCCGGCTCGTCGGTGCTCTCCGGCTCCTCCTCGGTTTCCTCCGGCGCGGCGGGCCGTCCGGGAGCAGGCATTTCACCTCATCGGCGGGCAGATTGTCAGGCAGGATTTCGCCGGGTGTATATTTCTTGCCGATATACTTGATGGCGATATACATTCTGGCTTTCTCCTTTCTGCCTTACAGCACCGTCGCCACGCACCAGCCGTCCACATTCTCCGGGACGACAGTCGGGCAGGAAGTCAGACGGTTCTTGATGGAATTGCCGTCGATGCTGCCGTAGCGCAGAGGCACCTGCTTCTTGATGTAGGTCTTGTGCTGGGCGTTCACGCCCGGTTCCTCGACCTGGGTCACGGGGCCGAAGTACATTTTCAGCATGTCGGCGCTGCCCGCAATCAGGGTACCGGACGGGATCACGGCCTTGGCGGTGCCGTCGTCGTCGATGAAGGTGCCGCTCATGCTGTACATCTCCACGCCGTCGCTGTTCCAGCCGATGAAGCGGATGCCGCTTCCGCGATACTGGGTGTTGATCTTGCCCATGTCGATGTTGCGCCCGTCGAACTGCTTGATATACTTGCTGTTGTCGATCATGGCGTCTGCCACGTCGGGAGCCATGAAGATGCGATCCACATAGCCCAGGCCGTCGTACACCAGATCGAAGATGCTGCGCATATCGGCGTCGATCTTCGCACCAGCCTGATCCCATTTGGTCTGGGGCACATAGTTGTTGGTGAAGCCATAGTCGGCAATCATGCTCGCCTCGATGCCCCGGCCCTCGTTGGTGTAGTTGAACACGGACAGCTTGCCGGTGAGGATCACCTGGCGCACCATCCACTCATACCGGCGCTGAATGGCCTTGCGCATGTCCACAAGGTCTTTCGCCATCATCTTGCGCTCGCGCTCCTGGGGCGTCATAGCACCCAGCACGCGCTCACCGAACATCCGGCCTTTGAGGTTGGAATCTTCGATGATGCGCTCCGGGGCCACGCAGCAGAAGCCGATTTCGCGGGTTTCGTAGCCGTCGCGATCCATCAGGACGCCGCCAGCGCCGGGGCGCACGGTGGGAGCCATGCGGCGGCTGCCCTTGCGGAAGTCCCAGATGGCCTTTTCGTCCTCGACGGTGCCAGCGTCGCGGCAGAAGAAGTCAAACAGCGCGGAATACTCGCGGGGCAGAAGTTCGATAGCCGCGAGCTGCGCACGGGTGGAATAAATATCCATAGTCGGTTAATCTCCTTTCGCTTTGTTTCGGCCCTTATCAGGAGCCGGTCACGGTGTTGGTGAAGGTGGTCGTGCTCTCCTTCTTGTCGAACACGATGCCCTGCTGCCGCAGGATCACCTTGTGGGCGTCGGTCAGGGCCGCACCGGCGGTCAGCTTCACAGCGCCGTCGATGAAGCAGCCCGCGCGATAGGCAAGGCCGTCCTCGGCAACGGCGGTTACGCCGGAAGCCGGGGCGTTGCCGGAGGCGACGGCCTCTTTCAGCACCGCGAGCTGGTTGGTATTCACAACCTGGGCGGCGGCGGCGGGTGCCCACAGGCCGGAAGCCTTGCGGTACATCAGCGTACCGGCGGGAATGTCGCCGTTGCCGGGTTCGCAGGGAATGGCGATCTTGTCCGCGCCCTGCGGGTCGGCCAGCAGATTGACGGGGGTGCTGGTGCCGATCACTCCATAGATTTCAGCCATTGTTAATGTCCTCCTTTACGTTCTTCTGGCCGGAAATCAGAACATGGTTTCGTTGCCGCTGCCCGCGTACTGCTTGGCATACTCGGCAACGGCCTTTGCGTTGTCCTGGATTTCCTGTTCCTCGGTCTTGTGGTTGCTGGCGGGTTCGCCGCCGGGGACGTTCTGCGCGGGGGCGGTTTCCTGCTGCCGCGCGGCCATGAAGCCCGCGCCCTTGGCTTTCTTGGCCTGGACGAGCTGCTTCACGAAGTCGGCGGGGCTGGTGCCGTTGGCCTTGGCCTGGGCGGCCAGCTCCTCATAGCCCGGATCGGTCAGGGCGTCGATCTCGTCCTGGCGCGCGCGCTCGGCGGCAACCGCGCTCTGCTGAATCTGCTCAAGCAGCGCCGGGTTTTCCGCACGAAGCTGATCCACGTTGATGTCCTTGATGTCCATGGTGTCATGTTCCTCCTCGTGTTGATTTATTTCAGTCGAGGCCCCGGCAACTGGAGC